GCGCCGATAGGGCGCCCGTTCGGCCCGCCTGCGCTTCATCCAACACGACAATTGCGTTGGCGACATCTGCGATGGCGATCTGGGTGGCGATCAATTCCATGCGGATTTTCTTTTCGGAAGCCTCCCCCTCATTGGCCCAAAGCTTTAGTTTTAGTGCCAGTTCTTCCGTTGACAGATACGCCTTTTTTACAGATAGCCAGCCACGCCATAGCCCCTGCAATCCCTCGCCTAGAAACCCGATGGCATCTATTGCAATTTTCAATCCTTCAGCTGTGCTTGCGGCCCATCCTCGCAGGTCCACATCCTTGACCCACTTGTTTAACTCCTGCACGACATCCCTGACGACCGGCAACAACTCTTCCCCGATCCGGGCTTTTAAATTCGCCAGGTTTGCATCCAAAATTCGTTCTTGATTGGCTAAACCTGCCGATGTTTTCGCAAAATCTCCGACGGCGGCCCCGGCATCATCCATGATGATTTTCTGGGCGGCAAAGGCTTTTTCAAGATTCGTCAACTCTTTCACCGTTGCCTTTCCGGTCATGGCCAGGGCTTTTTGCTGTACGCTGGCGGCGGTGATGGTGGGGATGTAGCGTTGCAGGGCGTCGTATTCACCACGAAAAGCGCTCATCATGGCGTCAAGTACCTTGGTGGCGCCTCCGGCCACATTGTGAAAGGATGCGATGTCGGCGGATAGCTGGACCATTTGTTTTGAAGTTGCAGCGGCTACGGTTGCGCCCGCCCCGAGTTGGTCAAACATATTGCCCATGGTGGCGGCATTTTCAAGGGCGGCCTGGGTACTCAGGCCCATTGAGGTGGCGGCGGACTCGGCCCAGGTACGCATTTCTTGCGCCTGGGACTTGAAAATCGCGTTTGATTTGCTGAGGGTTTCGTTCAGATCGGATGCCGCGTGGACCAGTTTCATCAGGCCAACAATGGCCACACCGGAGGCCAAACCTGCAATCGCGGCACCCAGAGACAGGATATGCTTAGACGCAATCCCGGCCCGTTTGTTCATATCATCCAGGGATTTTCCGGTTTTCTTGAAGGCGACGGTGCCCTTTTTTCCGGCTTTTTCTGCTGCCTGGCCGAATTTCTGGATTTTGACGGTTCCGTCATCATCGACCACAATTTTAATTTTGAGGGGAGTTGTGCTCATTTCCCGTCCTCTGTCTGCCCTTTTCCGTCGTCCGTCTTCCCTTTCCCGTCATCCGATCCCGATCCCATGAACGGGCATCCCATATCCAGGGCCTGGCAAACCCGTCCCAGGTCCAGCCATTCTTCATAATTAAGATCGTTTGCTTCCAAGGGGTAACCCGCTTTCTTCAAGGTGCGGAGGTGTAACAACTTCAAGGTGTAGGGGTGAAGATCTTCGGCCGGCTTTTTCGGGCAGTTTTGGCAGGTCCATTCCAGGTTTGGGCCTGTGCCGAATTCCAGCTCGCATTTCTTGCGATCGTCATCGGTACACAGGCCCTCTTTCAGCGCCCGAAGATCGTCAGTTAGTTTTTTGTGACGCTCTCTTCCCCTTCAAGGGCCTCGGTCCCACCAAACACATAGGCACCCAGGGCGATAATGATGTTGGGTGCGTATTGCTCCAGGAGCTCCCGCCAGTTTTCCCGGTAGTCGGGGCTTGCGGGGTCGCTGCTGATGGGGACCATTTCTCCTTCGGGATTGGGAGCACCGCAGTCTCCGTCCCGGATACCGAGCATGACCTTGTGCCCATATTTGAGTTGGGCTTCGGATGCTCGGAATTTCACGTTATTTCGTTTCCGTTGCACCGCTTCGTTTTGGTATCCGTGCATTTCCTTGGTGTTAGCCTGACGGAAATAGACACCCACTTCATCCCCTCCCGGGGCGGCAATAACGATCATTTTGGTGGTTTCGACCAGATTCAGCATATCCTCTCCTTTTTTTGTTGTGGGGCGGTAGGGGCACGATGCGTCGTGCCCTCCCCCTGGGGTTGTAAGGGGCACGATGCGTCGTGCCCCTACGGTTTACGCCATGTATGTGGCCACAATGTTTTTAACGGTGACGCTGACGGATCCTTCGGTGGAATCTTCCAGCACGATAAAATCCCCGGCTTCAGCCAGGCGCTTGCCATTGACGGAAAGCGGTGCGGAAAGGACAGCCACCTTGGGAAAATAGATCCCGACGGTGTACATGTGCGGACTGTCGAAAACGGCACCTTCCGCCAGGATCTGCACGGCAAAGGTGTCATTATCATCGATGTGCTGCTGGAGGATATAGTCGCGGAATTCCCGGTTGAATTTCAGGGTTTGCGCCCGACCATCCCGGAAGCATCGGTCGGCATAACTTCCGGATCCGCCCACACACATTTCAGGCTGGAGGTTGTTCTGGATGCTGTAATCAATACTTTCAACCTCGCAGGCGAATTCCCGTCCTACCTCATAACCGGCTGCGGCGGTATATTTTCCACCCAGCTTGACAGTGAGATCGGTGACCCGCAACGGGGTTTCGGTGACACGGGCGGGGAACGTACACCACGCTGCCTCGGTCGGAATGTACAGGACCTTGAAGGTGACGTCGACGACACTAACGGCATTAATCTCCTCGACGGTGATCACGGCGGGTGTGGCGGCGGAAACTGCCGTATAAGCCACATCGGTCCATTCCCCGGTGGCCAGAAGCACCCGGACACGCTGCACGTTTTGCAAACGCTCGGTAGCGGTGGCGCCTTCGACGGCATTGGAGGCCAGAGTTAGCGATGTACTGCAAGCAAAGGGATCAGCGCCAGGCGTAACCGTGATGCTTTCCTCCGTGATGTTATCGGAGACCTTCCCGGTCCCCTTGATGGTGCCATTAATTTTGCACCATCCGTCACGGGGAAACGATGCGGAAACCGAATCCACAAACATGGAGGCAAACAGGCGCTTTAAGATCGTATTGCCGAATCGCATGCCCGCAGTGAAACTCGGGTTGCTTCGGGACACATCAACATCACCGGAGATGGGCGTGATCAAGTGGCTGTATCCGGTCCCGGCGGCGCTGGTGGTAATGGCGCCCAGGGCGTAAGCCAGCAGGAAAGCAAAGTGCTGGGGCTGGGCTTTCTCAAAATTAAGCGTTGCACCGGCCAGGGCTCCCAGATCCCGAACGGTATCGGGCTCCTCATAGCCGGTCATTTCGTCGGCGTTGGATTCCCGCTTGGGTTCCAGGTTGATGACGTCGCCCTGTGCCACCAGCATGGTGGTATCGAGCGTCTGTTCCGTGTTGATGGCGGTCTCAGCAGTGTTGGCAGAAACAGCCATCAAATTATGTTGTCCTCTCCATGATCTCATTTGTCAGGCCCTCCTTTTTTGGGCGAAATCTCTTTCACCTGGGTGGTTTTAGCCTCAGAGTCGTCGCTTTTTTTGGGCGTCGGCTTTTGGCTGGGTTTGGGGGCCTTCACGGTGTCAAACCGTTTTAACTCCCCCGGCGGGACGGTCGGATACAAAATCCCGTGCCTAAATTTCTTTCCGGCATCCGGCCCGTCTACCACGTCGAATTCCGGTTGGTTCTTTTTCAATTTGTAAGCCATGGCGTTTACTCCTGTTTTTCATAGTTGACGGTTATAATCTTCCGCTGCAGACTTTCCCGGTCATCACCAAAAAGCTCGGATGGCGCTGACGTATCGCACCAGGCGCCTTGAAGCCCGGAAATATCCAATAAATTGTTGTTGAGTGCGCTTTCGATGTCGTCCACCAAATCCAGAAGGCCGGTTACGGTGGCACTTCCTACCAAACTGATTTCATCATCTGCCATGGTGACCCATGGGATGACGTGAACGGTCAATGCCTGTTCTTTGCATCCCCCCATGAGGGCGGCGTTTATGATCTCCCCGTCTTTGATGGTGATGCACGGAAACGATGTGCCGTTGGGGATGTGGTCCAGGTGGGGCACCACCACAATATTCGCATCCGCCACGGTGGTGATGGCGGCTCTTAACGCGGTTTTAATGGCGGTCAGGATTTCATCCATTAGAATTTATTCCTTATGCGTCGGACCCGGTAATGGACCGGGATGTCCATGGTGGCCAGAAAATAGGGGAAAAATTCCACGGTTTCATAGTGGGTTTCGATGTCCCCGAACCACTCCCCGGTGGATAGGGAAACCGCTTCAATGATGGCTTTGATCTGGTTTCGGTAGTCATCCAACTTGGATATGCCTTCCAATTCAATGACCCTGGCTTTTGTGGTGGTCAATAGATCGTCGTCCGGGATCCCGCAGGAAACTCCGATGGTGCATTGTTCCCCGCTTCCTCCGTCGGTGCGGGATATGGGGAACAGGTGAATCAGGGGTTTACTGATGGCGGGGGGGTTGCGGGTGTCGATGCCCACATAAACATCATGGGCGCTTCCATAGTGGGTGGTGCACCAGGCGGCCAGGGTGGTGCTATCATGAACCGCATCCCTAAAAGCGTGAATCAGGGTTGTGATGTTCATATTCGTTCCCCCTGCATCTTCCGGTGGAAATTGAGCATGATGTTATGTGCCGCCTTTTGCCGGTGGGCCTTCCAGAATGGATCAATGATGGGCCTGGCGGGGATGTTGATGCTGGTGGTGGATTTCTTTAAAAAGAAGACGTTGGACTGGTTTCGGGTGTTTTTACGTTTCTGCATGGATGCGCCGATGGTCACCAGGGCCTTTCGGATGTCAGGGGTCACGGGGATCCGCTTCCCGGCCTGGTGCAGTTTGACCAGGTAGGCCCATTTTTTCGAGATTCTATTTTTGGATTTTATGCCTGTTTGGGTGTTGCGGTTCCACGGGTTGCTAATATCTTCGACCAAATAACCCACGGAAAAGGCCATTTTTCCGGTGGCATAATCCACGCGATACCGGACCGGGATGGCCAAGCGATGAAGGGGCGGTTTCCGTTTCATCTGCCCGTACCGGCGGGCGATGGCCAGGCGGGATAAGGGCTTGAAGGACCGACCGCCCGGGGCGCCCCGGCGGATTTCCGCTTTAAGCAGGCTGGACAGGCGGAACCCTTCCACTTTCACGGCGGTCTGGTAAGCCTTGATGCGCTTTTTATCGTAGGCTTGCAGCTCGCGCTGGAGGGATTTAAACCTGGCTGTGAAGTTAACTCCCATTAGAGAATCGGCCTTTCGTCACGGTAAAGGGGAAGCATCCAGGTGTCCCCGTCTTCCTCGAATTTGTCTACCGGCCCCACGCGCCAGGTGACACTGTCAATGATGACCGTGTCGCGGTAGGCGGGGGTTGCGACATCCGTGGCTTGCACAAAAAGGATCTTCTGGCGGTGCACCACGGCGCTGTCGTCGTCCATGATGTCGCCATGATCCACCACGGCGGTGATATTCACGCCATTGTATGAAACGGTTTCGGCGTGTTCGTCTTCATTAAAAAAGACGGCCAGGTCCGTGATTATTTGGGTGTCAAAGGTCATGGTCTACACGTACACCCCGGAAAATGGCGTTTCGGATATTTCTGATGAAACTCACACACCCGCGGCGGTAATGGGCTGGGGGCTGGGGTGGCGGCTTTCGGCTTCTCAATCATTGTTTTCTTGGGTTTTTCCGCTTTCACGGCGGCTTTTTTCCTGGCCATCATTTTCTCCTTTATGACGCGTCGCCCAGGTGCTTGGCATTGACGAGGCCCTGGTAAAATTGCCGCAGGAGACATTCCTCGTCGTTGCTGTTATACAGAGGGCACGATTTGTTGGTATTGGCGGCAAGGACTTCGGAGCATTGCATCACGTAGTCGGTCGTGCCACCGGTGGCTGAAAATGGGCAATTGTATGTGGGGGCTGCCATTTCGTCCTCCTAATGATTGATCATGCTTCCACTTCCATTAAGGCCATCCAGATGATAGCCAACATGG